AGCATTTGTTCTATTATTGCTCATGATATATTATTTTAAGTTTTAATGATTTAAAAATAATCCCTCTGCACTCAGTTATAATAGGTAGTAGCTCCTTACAATACCTTTCTTCTACAAAACTTGGTCATATAAAAGAAGTCTGGCTACAATTTCAGTGAGGATCGACCCTTATTAAGCCTCAATCTTCCTATTACAACTGTTTGCATTAGGAATATCTTTTATTCAAGATATTTCATTTCTTCTTCTTGATCAGCTAATGTAGCCAAATCAGGATCTTGGGGTTCAACAAGTTCTTTAAAACCTATTCCACAAACCATAAAAAATCTATCATGGTCTTGAATAACATCTCCAACTGATGTGCTTCTTACTTCATTCATAGCCCAATCAACATGATCATTTTGTGCATATTCAAATGCTTTTTCAATTGAATCTGCTTCTACAAACCCAACATATTGTCTAGGTTGACTTTTTGTTTCAGTAAATCTTAATGAAGATATAGCATGAAAAATGTGATACTGTTTCATTTGTTTTATATTTAATGATGAGTAATTTATAAATAACATATACATCTTGTTCTTCTTAAAGGCTGGGTTAATATAATCCTCTATAGAGAGAAAGAAACACTAATCTTTATTAATGTATTTTTTCTTAGTAAATCTTAACTCTAAAGTGTCATCTGTATTCTCTTCAGAGAGTCTACCATTATACTTAATAGCATTATCTTCTGTTCCCCAAAAATGCATATCTCTAATTCTTTCAATAGTTTCTAATTCCTCTATTGATTCTCTTATTAGTTTGTATCCAACAACATTGTCATCAGAATTTCTAACGATTTCTACTTTCATATAGATTATGTTTTAAGTTAATGTGTTACAATAGACACATGTGATTAAATATTTATAGCTATTTTATCCACACACATTTTTTTGAAATCTGCATGTTTTGAAAAGATAAAAGAATAGGCTGTGTGTTTACACCCACTCTCTAAGTCTCTCACAATCAATGAGTTAAGTGGTTTTTTTTTAGAAATGTTCCACGTGAAACAATAGAGTTACACACGACACACGATAGTTACACACGACACACGTCATAAAAGTAATAAACGTAATAGGAGTATGGTTGATAGTGTGTATTGTAAACTTTAAAAAATAATGCCTACCACTATAATAAGTAGTAGGCATTATTAATTTCCTTAGAACGGAACCTCTTCTTCATCTACAGCCTCAAGTTTTTCTACCACTCTTTGAGCAGGTATTGGAGGTAATAAACTTGCAGCAAGTTCCTGTGCTTTTTTAAGTTTATCTAAACGTGCATCTTTTTCCCGTGAAACAATAACCTTTGCATCAATGTTATCTGCTGATTCTCTAATTAACTCCGATAGTCCTTCGGATTTAACAACCGTTCCGTTAGTAGGATTGATATAAATCATACTTGAACCTTTAACTTGGTTGACAGCATTATTAACTCTATCTTCCCCTAAAGTGTGTGTTGTAACTCCTGTTTTAGGATTCGTATAGTCGGAGTCTTGAACTATAAGAGTGCTACCTATTAAATCGTCAAGTAGCTTTTCATTAATACCTACAATACCGTTTAGCATATTTTTAGTAATTGCTACGGGTACGTCTTTACTGTCTTCAGTACTACATATGAATGTAGAATAAGACGTTGCAGTTGCAAAAGTGGTTGTGATTCTTTCAACCTTTTTGAATGTTAAATGTACATTTGCCATTTTGTGTTTTGTTTAAATTTTGAAATGAAAAAAAATATTAATATAATAAAGGATAAATTTAAAACTTATCCTTTATATAAATTAACTAATTTGCTAAAGGTGTTCTACGACTGAAAGGAGTAGTTTGGAAATTAATAGATAATGTAAGAACTCTACATTGTTAGTGTAGAGTTCTTAATTAATTAAGCTGACATTCCAAAATCAGGTTCTTTTTCAACTGGAACAGGTAGTACTTTATTCCAAGCTGTGTGTTTCACCCATTGAACCCTGTTATCCATTCCCCCTTTCTTATTAGGTACTTGAAATTGGATTTTTAATTTACTATCCATGTATATATCTATATCTACAACTGTAACAAAGTTGATAGTACCGTATATACTGTCATCTCTTTCAATACTTTCAGTAGTCCAAAATCCGTATTCTCTAATTCCAATTTCAGAGAATAGTTCATCCCCAACTTGGAAATCAACATTACAAGGAAAACCGTTTAGGCTATTGTACAAATAACCTAATGAATTATCATTCATCATTCTGCCAACAATTGCTTCAGCAGCAATTTCTTTGTGTTTAAAATCAGGATGCAAATTGTTCAATAATAAATCTGCAATAGAGTCCACACTAATTTCAATACTAATTGATTGATTAAACTTTTTCATAATTAAATGATTTTTTAAAGATTAAAAAAATAATACTAATATACCAAAGGATATACATACATTACATATATATTTTCTATAATATTATAAACTAAGTTTCTAAAGGTGTTCTGGACGATAGTCCAGTTTGGAACATTGTTAACAAGAAAGAACCCCTATCAGATTTCTCTGAATCGGGGTTCTTAACCTTAGAAGGTTTCATCTTCTATTGTACCTATTAAACGGAATCTATGAATTCCGCTAACAAGGTATTCAGATGATGAGTTGAATCTTTCTTTCAATAGAGATACAGCTGATTCTTCATCAGTAGCATCCATTTCGTATGTATCGTGGTCAATATCTATTTGACCAGTTTCATCCGAAGGATTGAAAGAAATAATTTCAACGTTAAAAACATAAGTGAGTACACTCATTTTATTATATTTAGATTAAGAAATAAAATACTAATTTATTAAAGGAAGAAGATAGTGTAGGTGGACGTTTTCATCTCCTAATTGACTATCTTCTTCCAATATGATGTGCCGACTAAGGCTGCGGTGGTATTACGGTCCAAAGTTATAAGGAACCAACCTTAATTGTATTTTCCCACACCATGATGTGAACATATATAACTAATAGTATATATACCACTCTTCGGCAAGGGGAATTTAAATATGGGAGCAGCAGAGTATTCCCTGCTCCCTGACCTTTCTGTTATGACCACAGTCTATTCCGTAGGTTGGAACAGGGCAACTGAGTATTACTCTCAATAAGAAAAGTATCATTCCACGTTTGGAATAATACTAATTTAATAAAGGATTATTATAAACTACATTATATATGTATGTTCATAATATATATTAAACTACTATTCTAAAGGTGTCCTACGTAGTAGTTTGGAACTTATTTGTAAGTAAAGAACCCCTTCATCATATTTCTATGTGTCAGGGTTCTTAATCTAATGTCTTAAAAGCATGCAGCTACAATTGTTATTAATAACATTCCCATCATTACTGCTAGTATACTCATCCATTTATACTCTTGTTTTTCTGTGTTCTGTGGGTCAAGAGCAATAAATAATACTGTACCAAATACTGCTTCTCCTATATAATATACAAGATCCTCAGTTTCTTGCTGAGTTCCCCATATCATATAGTAACAAAATCCTAGATATGCAAATATTGTTAATACTCCTGTTGCATAATGTAAATACCTTTTCATAATATATATTTTTAAATGATTAAGAAACTAATTTAATAAGGGAGAAATGAATCTCCCTTATGTTAAAACTTGCTAACAATACCTTTTCTTAGGTCTATCAACCTATCAGCAACCTGTTGTTCAGATGCTACAACTGTCTTATCCATTCTAAATATAGAACAGTTAATACAATCTTCATTGTTAAACACTGCAATTCTAATACATTCTTGAGCTTTAGCCTTATCACTATACTCAAGAATCTGTGATTTACCTCTGTTAAAGTGTAGAGTCACTACCCATACTTGTGTCATTGCTATTAATTTATGATTAAGAAATAAATACTAATTTTTTAAAGGAAAAAGCAATAGCCCCATATTTCAGGGGCTAATGAGTTAACAATGTTTATCTACAAACTCTCCAAAATTCATTTTGTTATTGAGAAACTTAAAACCAAGTTTAAAGTGTCTCTTGTCAAATCCCCATAGATAGCATACAGCTCCTATGATGAATGATACTACTACAAATGCAAAGAATGGAACGTACAATAAATATTTCATTTTGTTTATATTTAAGATTAAGAAATAATACTAATTTAATAAAGGATATTGAAGAACTCCCTAAAATGGAAGTTCTTCATTATCAAGCTGTTGCATTTTATTCTTTAATACTTTTCTTTCTTCAAGAATAAATGCTGATGCAATTTCATATTCATCAGCTTGTTGTTTAAAATCTTCATAACAATCTGAACATATAGCCTCTTCTTGGCTGTAATGAAAAGCTTGAATACCTTTGTGTTCATGGCAATAATTACATTCATGTAACATAATAACTAATTTAACTGATTAAGAATAAATACTAATTTACTAAAGGATTAATACTCTAGTTACTTTCTTATCTAGAAGATTAAGCATTCTTTTATTATGCTGAATTCTAATGGCGTCATGTCATTTTATGGGGTGACCCCCCTTACTAAGTTGATGGGGGAGTTGTTGATTAGATGGCACCAACATCCTCTAATATCAAAAAAAATTTTTTTATATAAAAAAAATAATTAAATTTGCTAAGTTTAAACATTTAAAGTATATTATATTATGAACCAGCAACAAATTGAAACTCTTCAGACAGACACGGGAGAAACTCTCTTTTCCCATTATAGAACAACAAAGAAAGCTGACGGCACTTCTGTAGTTGTACCAGTGATAGATGTAAGGGATGGTATATCTTACAGAATTATGGCTTATCAAATGACCAAGGCTAACAATCATAGTAAGTATATTCAATATGGTGAATATCATAGACCATCTCGTAAACCTCAAACTATTATATAATGATGACACATAAGTGTAAAATACAATGTCTATCTGTAGATCAGAAGTTATCTGAACTTACAGGACAAGAAGACCCAGGCAAATGGATGGATTTTATATTTGATATGGAAATTGTAGATGCAGCTAAACTTACATCAGATGACCCTACAAGAATTACATACGGATGCACCACCATATTTTGCAGTAGTGGAGAAACTTTTATATTAGATACACCCTTTGAAATATTCAGTGAAAAGTTTCAAGAGTATAACCATTGGGTGGATGATAATGAAACTACCTCTGGAGAAGGGGATATAAATTTGTAATCAATTAAATTAAAATAAAATGGCAGATCAAACAACAGCTCCATCTAAAGCAGAAGTAATTGCTTTCTTACAGGAGCAGATTGAGGTAAAGAAAGTACAATTAGAACTTCAAACTCTTAATGCAGATTTAGCTGATGCTAAAGCAAGAGAAGTTAGAGCACTTGGACTTATTGGACAAATGACAGCTCCTAAACAAGAAGACACTGTTCAACACAAAGTAACTCAGGAAGATATTGACAACAACCCCGAAATGGTTGAAGCTGGTATTAAAGTGGGAGATGAAATCCTAGTTCCTAAAAACAGTTTTCCTGAACAAAAATAATTAGAATGTCCCCCATCTATAAACTAAAAGATTACAAGGAAACATTTATATTTGAAAAGGAGCATCCTAAAGAACTTCGATGGGATGACAAATATAAATTATATATGCTTCTTGAAGATAAACGCTTACAGGGCATATGGCTTAGAGATAATAAAACAGAACTAGTAGCAGAGATGCTTCTATCGTGGCAGTCAACCAACGTGTTACATATAGAAAGCTTCACTGTATTACCAAGTCATCAGGGTAAAGGGCTAGGTCATGATCTTGTAAAACTTGCTATAGAATGGGGGACTAATTCTGGTTATGAATTTCTAACAGGAGAAGCTCGTCAAGGAGCTAGTTGGAAAATCTTTGAAAACTTTGGAGCTAGTCCAATCTTTTTATATAAGAATTGGAATGGTACAAAAGAAGATTACATGAGTTTTAAATTAGAATTATAATGGCAATAGTAAATAAAGTAGACAAACGAGTTAGGTTAGATAAGTGGGGAGTTGTAAAATATCAACTTCTCACTCATTGTTATATTAATAACATTACAGTGAGTGATGCAGATTTAAATTGCCTCACCTATCTCTGTATAGAAGGAGATCAAGAGTTGACAACATTTTGTAATAAAGCTCATGAAAAAAGTATATTTTCTTCAATACAATCTGTAAGAAATAGTTTAACAAAAACAGAAAAGAAAGGACTAATAAAAAAAGAAGGAAAGAATAAGAAAAAAATATTCATCAATCCTACACTTAATATATTTTCTAAAGGAAATGTATTATTAGATTTTAAATTTATAAGTATTGAGACCACGGAAAGCTAAAGATCTTATTCCACAAGTGGCATCTCATCTATCATTTTCAGAACAATTGATAGAAGATGTTATCACTTACTATTGGGAGAATATACGTAAAGCACTATCAAGTTTAAAACATACCAGAATCCATGTTACAAATCTTGGAGATTTTACAGCAAAGCATTGGAAGATAGATGATAAGATTGAGATGTTAGAACGATGGGAAGAAAATAATAAACAAAAAGGAATGCAACAAATCACTGCAAGATTTAAAACTGCTGAATCTCTATTTGATTTGAAGAATTTGAAAGTTATGATGGAACAAGAAAAACAAAGAAAAGATTTTATTAAACTACATAAAATTAATAGCAATGAATCTGAAAGCAAACATAATAAAAATATGGAAAAGTAAAGGACAGATAATTGAGGGCATCACTAATAGTATATTTAAAAAAGATGATGTAGAAGAGATTGCACAACAGAGAATGCAGATATGTGAGAAATGTGCACTTTACGATGTGCAAGGAGTTGGATGTATGGTACCAGGAACCAATCCTTGTTGTAATGAAAAGCTGGGAGGATGTGGATGCAGTCTTGAATTTAAAACAAGAGCTCTTAGTTCAGAGTGTCCTACAGGTAAGTGGATGGCAGAACTAACAGAAGAAGAGGAAACTAAATTAAATGAAAAATTAGGATTATGAGTATATTAAAATTTACAGCAGAAGATCATAAATACCGTAGTGAAGATGATATGGATTGGTTAAGTGTCACTAGCTTTATTGGAAACTTTAAACAACCATTTGATGCAGATAAGATAGCTACTAAATGTGCTAAAGCAAAGAAGAGTAAGTGGTATGGAATGACACCTACAGAAATTAAACAAGCTTGGAAATCAGAAGCTAATAGAGCCACCACTCTTGGTACATGGTATCATAACCAACGTGAAAAAGATATTTGTGAGATAAATAATATGGAAAGACATGGTAAGACAATACCAATTTTCAAACCACAAGAAGTTAATGGAATAAAATATTCTCCAAATCAAAAACTTGAAGAAGGTGTCTATCCAGAACACATGGTGTATTTAAAAAGTGCAGGAGTGTGTGGTCAATCAGATCTTGTAGAAGTGATAGATGGCAAAGTACATATAACCGATTATAAAACTAATAAAGAAATTAAAGTTGAAGGATTTACAAACTGGGAAGGAGTTACACAAAAAATGTCAAAACCTGTGGGTCATTTGGATGATTGTCATCTTAATCATTATGCTCTCCAGCTTAGTATGTATTTGTATATTATTCTTAAACATAATCCAAAACTTACTCCTGGCATTCTCACAATCCATCACATATTATTTGAAGAAGCAGGAAGAGATCAATTTGATAATCCTATTTCTGCTATTGACTCTCATGGTAATCCTATTGTAACAGATATTATTCAATACGATTTACCCTATCTAAAAAAAGAAGTTATTAATTTAATACATTGGTTAGAAGATAATAAAAAAACTTTAAAACCTCATTAATATGGAAAATAAAGAAGAAGAAGTAATACTTACATTATCAGAATTATTAGATCAATACGAATCTGGAGAATTAATTCCTGAAAATAATGCTAGAAAAGTATATTTAAGTGAAGAACAAAAAGCTTATAAAAGAATAGCATGGATTCATGATCATGAGTTAAGAGGTCAAGCTCTTCTTAGAAGAATGGGAACAGCTGCAGGAAGAGATTTATTAAGACAACCCCCCTCAAACAATTTATAATGGTAAGACTATTTGATGTACAAAGTGGTAAAGTGATTCCTAGTGAACATTGTTATACACTAAAATTTCTTAAAGATATAATGGATGAATATCCTGAAGAGTATTTACAGATATATACATATCTATTTTATATGACTTGTCCTAATCCAGATTTTAATCCTTTCTTTGATGCACCAGAAGAAGATAAAGAAGCAATAATATTACGTGAATTAAAAGTGGATTTTTCACTTGATGATGAATTAATAATTAGTGCATTAGCTAAATGTAAAAAGTTATATGAAACTCCTACATACAGAGCTTATCAGGGTATTAAAATATTCTTAGATAACATGGCTATGAGTATGGCAACAGAAACTCTCACCTTTGGTAGAGATGGATCTAGTCCTGCTCTTCTTAGAATGGCAGAGAAGTATGATGCTGTTAGACAATCATTTAAAGGAGTGTATAAAGATTTAATGGAAGAACAACAGTCGTCTGTAAGAGGGGGACAAAATTTGGCATATGACGATGTTTAATTATGAATTATAAAAAATTATATGATCAACTTGTAAGTTCTCGTAAACTTTTAAATCGTAAAAAAGGATTGGAATTTTATTATGAAGCTCACCATATAATACCTGTATGTTTTGGTGGAATAGGTGATCGTAGAAATATTAAACATGATAATATAGTTTTATTAACTCCTAAAGAACATTATATAGCTCATTTATTATTAGTATCAATTTATCCAAAATCATCTTGTATGATTAAAGCTCTTTGGAGTATGTGTAATACAGGAAATAATAGATACATCACATCTGCAAAATCTTTTGGTAGAATTAGAAATGAATATATAAAAAATGTAAAAGGAATGAATGGAACTTTTTATGGAAAAAAACATACTGTTGAAAGTTTAATTAAAATATCTGAGGCTTCTAAAAATAGAAAAGCTAATCTTGGTAATAAACATACAGAACAAACAAAAAATAAAATATCAAAAGCTAGAAAAGGTAAAATATTTATTACAGAAGAAACAAAGAAAAAGATTAGCAAACGTATAAGTGGAGGTAATCATTATAATGCAATTCCAATAATGTGTGAAAAAACAGGACAAATATTTGGATCAGGTAAAGAACTATCAAATTTTTTAAATATTCCTGCTAGTTCTATAAGAAGATGGTTAAATGGAACAACAACTGCTCCAAAATGGTTTAATTATAAAAGACAAAATTTGGCATACGATCAATAATAATTTAAATATTAAATATGGAATCAAGACAAATGACACTTGGAGAAAAATTAGTAGGACTAACATTTAATCCTTCTGGAGATCCTAAAGTACAAAGAGCAAAAGAATTATGTGCTGAGTTAGCTGACTTATTACATGATTATTGGTATGAACAGGATGCTTATACAGATGGAGCTCATTTAAGAAACCAACTATATGATCATGCAATGGGAGAAATTCTTAATGCTCAAATGAATGTAGTTAAGGTATTAACATTTAAATAATTAAAATTATGAACACAGAAGCCTATCAAGATTTAGAAACAGCTTATAAAACAAACATGAACTATTTAGAAGACTGGGTATTTCATTATAACATTCATATAGATAAATGGGCAGCTATTCCTAGAGATAATTATCATGATTATTGGAATGATTTTTCCAATCCTAATATTATACGTAGTACAAGGATAGAAACACTTTTAGAATTATTATATAAAACTAAAGGAGATGCTTCTCTTATAGATGAATTATTAGTCAAATGTTAAGTAACTATATAGAAATTCCTACATTTGAAAGTAATGTATGGTCCATTACAGTATATAAAACTCGTGAGGACTTTCGTGACTTTGTACGTTCTATATTTAAAGATGCTGGACCAGATGAAGGATATAATTTCACTGTAAACATTTCTAAACACTTTAATAATCAAGCTCGTAACTTTCAAAAAAATGGATACTTCTGTCAAGCTCCATTAAAAAGTAAAGACTTTATTGATTATTGGAATGATCAAAAAGAAAAATGTCGTAATGGTGTAATATATAAAGATGGAGATGGGGTATGGTATATAACCAGGGATTACTACATGTGGTTAAACTTTCTTCCTATTTATGATAAAGAAGAAAAAAGATTTGATTTTGCTAAAGTGAGAGATGCTCAATATCACATGGCTCTTTATGAATGTCTTGGAGAACTATATTATAAACATCTTCCAATTCTAAAAAAACGTCAGATAGCTTCTTCATATTTCCATATGGCTAAGTTAATCAATGCATATTGGTTTGAACAAGGATCTGTAAATAAAATAGGAGCTAGTCTAAAAGATTATATTTCTGAGAAAGGTTCTTGGAGAATGCTTAATGAATACAGAAACTTTCTTAATGAACACACTGCATGGTATAGACCTTCTGAACCTGATAAAGTATTCTCATGGCAACAAAGAATTAAAGTGAGAATAAATAACCGTGACACATATAGAGGTAATAAATCTATCATCACGGGTACTTCATTTGAAAAAGATCCGACAAATGGCGTAGGTGGACCCGTCACCTATTTCTTTCATGAAGAAGCAGGTATTGCTCCCAAGATGATGCTCACATATGAGTTTATGAGACCTGCTATGCAGTCTGGTATGATTACTACGGGTACATTCATAGCTGCAGGATCAGTGGGTGATCTTGAACAATGTAATCCATTAAAGGATATGATATTGTATCCTCATAGATATGGGATGTTTGCTGTAACTACAAATCTATTGGATGGAAAAGGAACTATAGGAGAAACTGGTTTATTTATTCCAGAGCAATGGAGTATGCCTCCTTACATAGATGAAGCTGGTAATTCTTTAGTTAAAGAAGCTATAGAAGCTATTATTCAAGAAAGAATACAATGGGAGATAGATCTTTCTCCTGAACAATATCAACTTCGTATTTCTCAGAAACCAATGAATATTGAAGAAGCATTTGCTGCTAGAGCAGTGAGTAAGTTTCCTCCACATTTGGTTTCTAAACAAATGCAACGTATTCAAGATAAGACATATCCTGTTGAGTATCTGGAACTTACAAGAGATGCTGATGGTAAAATTGTAGATAAACCATCTAGAAAAACTCCAATTATGGAGTTTCCTATTTCAAGAAAGTCAGATGATAAAGAAGGAGTGATATGTATTTATGAAAGACCTTGTGCAAATCCCACCTTTGGAATGTATTATGCTTCTATAGATCCAGTGAGTGAGGGAAAAACAACTACATCAGATTCACTTTGTTCTATATACGTATTAAAGAATGCCGTAGAAGTTATAAAAGACAATGGTAAAGGAGATGTAAAAAGTCATTTTGAACATGATAAAATTGTAGCTTCTTGGTGTGGACGATTTGATGATATTACTAAAACACATGAAAGATTAGAAATACTTATAGAGTGGTATAATGCCTGGACACTTGTAGAAAATAACGTAGCTCTTTTTATACAATACATTATTTCTAAAAGAAAACAAAGGTATTTAGTACCTAAAGATATGATTCTCTTCTTAAAAGATATAGGAGCTAATCGTAATGTATTCCAGGAATATGGTTGGAAAAACGTTGGCACTCTTTTTAAAGGGAATATTCTATCGTATGGGGTAGAATATCTACAGGAGGAGTTAGATCATGAAACTCTTCCAGATGGTACAATAGTAAAAACCATATATGGAGTGGAAAGAATACCTGATCCTATGCTTCTAAAAGAGATGCAAATGTACCAGGATGGTCTTAACGTGGATAGACTTGTAGCTTTTTGTTCTCTTGTAGCTTTTGCTAAAGTACAACAATCTAATAGAGGAATGACTAAACGTGTGGAAGTTACTAATCAATATTTGGATAACTCCCAAAAATTTAGTAAATTAAATTATAGTCCTTTTAGACATATTGGTGCTGGAAGATCAAAAGTTCCAGGAGGAAAACCCTCACGAAATGCTTTTAAAAATATACGATAATGATGACGACAATAGTAACAGTTAATTCAAGTGTTTCCATTAGTGTATCTGCAGAAGATGTAAGATTTGATGTAACAACAATATCTGCAATTGATTCTCTCATAACATTAACTAATTAAAATAACATGCAAATATATAATGCCTTACAATTAAAAGCTGGAGCTAAAGTAGAGTACAATAAGATGGGTACTCTAATTCAGCCTTTTCAATTTGTACCAGATAGTGAAAAAGATGATCAATGGAGAGCATGGAATCTTGACTGGTTAGAGTTTCAGGGAATGAAACAACTTAGACGTAATGCAAAACGTTTAATGAAAAATTATAAATTAGCTAAAGGTATAATTGATAAAACAGATTATATTATTGAAGAAGATAATGAAATGGCTGATTTAGTAGATACACTCACTAAAGAAGATGTATCAGCATTTGAACTTAAATTTTATCCAATTATCCCTAATGTAATCAATGTACTTACTAATGAGTTCTCTAAACGTACATCAAGAATTATGTTTAGAGCTGTTGATGACATGTCTTATAATGAGATGTTGGAAGAAAAAAGAGATATGATAGAACAAACTCTTCTTGCTTCAGCTCAACAAAAGCAACAGAAGATGGTTATGGAAATGGGGTTGGATATGGAAAGTGATGAAGCAAAACAACAACTTGATCCAGAAACTCTTAAAAGTCTTCCAGAAATAGAATCATTCTTTAAGAAAGATTATCGTTCTATGATAGAAGAATGGGCTAGTCATCAAATGGCTGTAGATGAGGAAAGATTTAAAATGCAAGAATTAGAAGAAAGAGCATTTAGAGATATGCTCATCACTGATAGAGAGTTCTGGCATTTTAATATGATGGAAGATGATTATGAATTAGAACTATGGAATCCTCTACTTACCTTCTACCATAAATCTCCTGATGTACGATATGTATCTCAAGGAAACTGGGTGGGTAAACTTGATATGATGTCTATATCAGATGTTGTAGATAAGTTTGGATGGATGATGACAGAAAAACAATTAGAAGCTTTAGAAGCAATATATCCTGCACGTTCTGCTGGGTATGCTATACAAGGTATGCAAAATGATGGATCTTATTATGATCCTACACGATCTCATGAGTGGAATACACAAATGCCTAGTCTGGCTTATAGACAGTTCACTTCCTTATATGATGCAGGATCTCAATTCGGAGATATTGTACAATGGATATTATCAGACTCAGAAGACTTGCAAGACTTTGGTAAAAGTTACATGCTTAGAGTTTCAACAATCTATTGGAAATCTCAAAGAAAAATTGGGCATCTAACTAAAATTACAGTGGAAGGAGAAATTATACAAGATATTATTTCTGAAGATTATAAGATTTCTGATAAACCAGAATATGATACTTCAGTGTATAAACAAAAATCAAAAGATAATTTAGCATTTGGTGAACACATTGATTGGATATGGATTAATGAAGTGTGGGGTGGTATAAAGATTGGTCCTAACCGTCCAGCTTTTTGGGGTATGAATAATCCAGGTGGTATTAATCCAATATACTTAGGACTTAATGGAGGTAAACCAGGAAGAGTTCCTTTTCAGTTTAAAGGAGATACTACAGTGTATGGTTGCAAACTTCCTGTAGAGGGTTCTGTATTTGGAGATAGAAATACTAGATCAGTAGCTTTAGTGGATTTAATGAAACCATTTCAGATAGGTTATAACATTGTTAATAATCAAATTGCTGATATATTAATTGATGAACTTGGTACTGTCATAATGTTAGATCAGAATGCTCTTCCTCGTCACTCATTAGGAGAAGATTGGGGTAAGAACAACTTAGCTAAAGCTTATGTAGCAATGAAGAACTTTCAGATGCTTCCTTTAGACACTAGTATTACCAATACAGAAAATGCTCTTAACTTTCAACATTACCAGGTGCTAAACCTTGAGCAAACAAATCGTTTAATGTCAAGGATACAACTTGGTACATATTTTAAAAATCAAGCATTTGAAGTAATAGGATTAAATCAACAAAGAATGGGTTTACAAATAGCCCAGGAACAAACTGCTACAGGAGTTGAACAAGCTACTAATGCATCTTATGCTCAAACAGAACAATACTTTATACAGCATAGTGATAACCTTATGCCTAGGGTTCATCAAATGAGAACTGATTTAGCTCAATATTATAATTCTAAAAAGCCTAGTCTTCGTTTACAATATATAACAGGAGCAGATGAAAAAGTTAATTTTCAGATGAATGGTACAGATCTTTTATTAAGAGATTTGAATATATTCTGTACAACTAAAACTAATTCTCGTGCAATGATGGAGCAACTAAAATCTTTAGCATTAAATAATAATGCTACAGGTGCTTCTATATATGATTTAGGAAGTGTTATAAAATCTGAAAGCATTGCTGAATTAACAGGTGTACTTAAAGCTTCTGAAGAAAAAGTTACACAACAAAGAAAAGAAGATCAACAACACGAACAACAAATGCAAGAACAGCAGATTAAAGCTGCTGAACAACAGATTCAAGCTGCTAATCAATTTAAAGCTGAAGAAGCTGCAAAAGATAGACAAGCTAGACTTCTTGAAGCTCAGATTAAAGCTGCTGGATATGGATCTGCATCTGATGTTAATCAAAATGAACAATCAGATTATTTAGATGCAATGGATAATATTCAAAAGCAACAGAATTATCAAGATACAATGAATTTTAAAAGAGAAGTTGAAGTAAATAAAAATGCTCTTAATCAAGATAAACATAATATTGAAAGAGAAAAACTTCAAAGTCAACAAAGTATAGCTGAGAAACAATTACAAATTGCTCGTGAAAATAAAAATAAATATGATGTAAAACCAAATTCTAATAAAAAGAAATAAAACTATAGCCATATAATCCGCACCTTAGCTAAAGTTTTTAAAACTTTTTTAAATATTTAGAGTTTAAAGTAGTATATTTTTAATGTAGAGATACACATAAAAAACCAAACAAATATGACTGATAATCAAAGTAATGTACAAACATCAATAGAAGAAGTTGATATAGATATTGATGGTTTGTTTTCAGGAGCTCCAGCAGCAAGTAATATTCTTACTCAAAGTGGAGATGCAACAGAAATCAAACCAAATATCTTTAGTAAAAAACAAACTAATTTAGATTTTCTAGATGAGGATGATAAAGTTAATACAACTAATACTTTTAATTCAACTACTAATGATGTAGCAGATAAAGGAGAAATCAAAGCTGTATTAGATGAAATATTAGATGAAGGAGATATTCCTGAATTTGATGCTAACGAACCTAAAAAAGGAAGACCTAGAACAGAAAAGTCTGGACTAGTTGAGTTTCTAAAGAAAAGAATAGAATCAAATGAAATGTTTGCATTTGATGACTATGATGAAAAGAAACAATCTTTAGAAGACTATCTAGGAGGACTTGCAGAGAAAGATGTAGAAGAATTATGGCAAGCAAATGTTACTAATATTAAACAAGAAGTAGCATCTAAAGCTCCAGCTCAACTTTTTGAAAGTCTTCCAGAAGAACTTCAATATGCTGCTAAATATGTAGCAGATGGTGGACAAGATTTAAAAAGTTTGTTTCAAGCTTTAGCTCAAGTAGAACAAGTGAGAGCTCTTGATGTTGATAATGAAAATGATCAAGAACAAATTGTTAGGTCTTATTTACAAGCAAGAGGAGAAGATGAAGCTGATGTTGAAGAAGAAATATCCACTTTAAAAGATTTGAATACTTTAGAAAAGAGAGCTAAACAATACAAACCTAAGTTGGATCAAATGCAGGAACAAATTGTTCAACAACATGTTGCAGAACAAGAACAACGTAAACAGCAACAACAACAAGCTGCAGCTGCATATCAACAAAATGTATTTGAAGCTCTTAGACCTGCTGAAATAAATGGACTTAAGCTTGATAAAAAAACTCAAGCACAATTATATACAGGATTGGTACAACCACAATATCCTTCTATATCAGGAAAGCCTACTAATTTACTAGGTCATCTTTTAGAAAGATATCAATTTGTAGAACCAAACTATCCATTAATTGCTGAAGCCCTTTGGTTACTTTCTAATCCTGAAGAATACCGTGGAAGTTTGAAAAGAGCAGGTGGAAATGAGAAAGTAGAACAAACTGTAAGACAATTAAAAATTGAACAATCTCGTAAAACAGTGTCTTCATATGAAGAAGAAGATCAACAAAAATCAAGAAAAATAGCTAAACCTCAAAATATTTTTAAACGATAATAATTTATTAACCCCTTAAATTTAACGCCCAATGGCAACCCCAGTTTTAAACAATGGTATATTCCTACGTGACAATGTGTATAACACTAGCTCTCACGTAGATTCATATCACCTTTCTAATCTTCTTAAAGGTGCAGAACCTACTGATTTAGGTCCTGTTGATCTTTGGGCAATGGCACAAAAAGTTGAAATGCCTTTGTATCAAATGTCATCTTTTGGTGGAAAGAACGTGATATCAGTAGACAATGCTCGTGGTGAGTATAAATGGCAAATTCCTGTAGCTCAAGATCTTCCCTACATTGTAGAGGACATCGAAACAGGAAATGATTCTAGCCATCCTCTTGGTATTGATGGTCAAACCTTCAAAATCAAAATTAACAAACGTACTTTTGGTCATGGTGATATCATCACTTATGATAAGTATAATGGTGTAGAATTGTATATCACTGCAGATGATATCATCCCTTCTGGTGATGGTTTTATTTACACTGTACAGTTAGTTAATAACGATAATAATAAATTCTTACAACGTAAGTATATTACTGTAGGAACTAAAGTATTTCGTAAAGGTTCTGCTCGTGGTGAATACGGTGAAAGATTCTCTGATCTTGGTAATGTATCAGCTGGATTCCGTGAATTCTACAACTACGTTGGTGGTGCTGAAGCTCACGTACACTATTCTATTTCTAGTCGTGCTGACTTGATGATGAAAGGTGGAATGAAAGCTGATGGTACAGTTCCTGTAATTGAAATGTGGAGAAACTTCGATAAGAATGTTGATCCTTCAGTTACTAACCTGGAAACTATGGCTGAGAAAATGGGTAAAGACTATGTAAAGAAAGCCTATGCTAATGGTCAACTTACACGTTCTTTCCTTACTACATTGGAAGCAGCTCATCTAACCAAAATTGCTAATGACATTGAGACTTACCTTATGTGGGGTCAAGGTGGTAAAGTTAAGCAAGATGGTCCTGATGATATTCGTTTGTCAGTGGGTCTTTGGAAACAACTTGATAACTCTTACAAGAGGATTTACAACAAAGCATCTTTCAACTTGGATTTGTTCAAATCTGAAATTTTCAACTTCTTTAACGGTAAAGTTGAATTTAAAGGACCAGATCCTCAACGTGCTCTTATTGTACAAACAGGTATGGGTGGTATGAAACTTGTAAATGAAGCAATTAAGAAAGAAGCAGTTAACTCTGGTCTTGTATTGAATGCTCATGAGCTTGGTGCTGTAACTGGTAAAGGTATGGATCTGAATTTTGGATTTGCATACACTAGTTATGTTATTCCATTCTTAGCTAACGTTAAGTTTGTATTGAATCCAGCTTTTGATAACGTTCATACAAATGATATTGAGAATCCAATTATTGATGGTTTCCCATTAAGTTCATATAATTTCATTATCTTTGATATCACTGATAACACTAATGACAATATCTTCTTATTGAAATTGTCTTGGGATAATCAATTGAAATGGTTCTATCAAAATGGTACTATGGATTACATGGGTCGTACTCAAGGATTCCAAAGTTCTGGAAACTTCAATGGTTACCGTGTTTTCATGACACAGACAATGCCAGCAATTTGGGTTAAAGATCCAACTAAGGTTTTGAAAATTGTTATGAGAAATCCAGTAACAGGTGGATCATTCTAAATAAAAGGCTAGTGTATGCAAGAGGAACTGTAGAATGGACCTCTTGCACACTAACTAGTCAAATAAATTAGTAACCAATAAAAATTAAATACAATGGCTGGTAACACAAAAACAAGTAAGTCAACTGCTCCTAGTAAAGCAATTTCTGTAGCTGGTTCTAAAGGTGTAAAAGTGGGACTTAATCCTAAACCTACTACTCAATCTACTGCCCAATTTAAAAAAGGTGGAATGGTTGGTAAGAAAAAATGTTAACCCCAATATACTTTAATATAGGAGTCATGATCTATGTAAAGTAACTACCTGTTGTATGCAAACTTCAGAGGAATTGCAGCCCTCAACAGGTACAAAAAATAAAATGTCAAACAAATGAGTGATGATAAAATAGAATGTACAAAAAGTGGTGATACATATCACTTTAAGAAACCAAAAGTGATTAAGAACATTTTTGGTAATAAGAAGACTATGTACAGTCAAGAAAATTTTACTATGATTCAATTAAACCAAAAGATTAATCTGTTAAAGAAGCAGTTAACTGAATTAACAAATAAAAAAAATATGGCTAAAGCATTGGGTAAAATCCCAAAGAAATAGCTTGTAAATATTTGGGGAGTGATAAGAAAGGTTAAAGTCGCTTTTCTTATTACGGAGCAGAGTTATTCTATCATAGGATGACTTATTATATGATAGTTTTTGTTCAGCAGGTGTAAGACAGTTGCACTTCCCCTTAACTTTTTAACTTATAAAAATATATTGGCATTTTAAAATCATAACTTATGGCACTTAAAATTTTTACACGTTTAGGCAAACTAATTAAAGTAAGAAATACTAAAACTAAATCTTTCTCACATGAGAATGAATATTATGTTGCAGTGTGGGTGAAGGAAGGTGATGAAGTAAAATGTCTTATGTTCACTGAAGCTGAAGTTGTAAAAGCTCAATTTAGAGGAGAAAAGAATGTAGAAGATCAAACTCAAAGAAGTTGGATCTCAAGATTGTTAGATTAAGTATAGTACATCGGAATAACTCCGATTTGTTGATTATAATTTTACATAAAAAACCAAAAAACCAATGAGTAGTGTAACTATCGTGGAAAAGTATCCACAAAACAAAAAATCAAATATTACAATTCGTCCATATTTTAATGTTGATGTAGATAATATGGGACTTCAAAAATATGGACTTAGTCTTTTTGATGGAGCTTTTCATGAAGAAAGTATAGCTTGTTTAGAAATTAATGGTATTAAAAGATATTTGACAGGATTGAATGAATATGCTCCAGAAGTTAAAATGCTTCCTTTTGAAGAACAAGAAGCTAAAATAAAACAAATTCGTATTATTGTATCTCAATTAGAAAAAGAACTTGCGGCTAATGTAATAGATCCTAATGATGAAATGTTTTGGAACAAAGTAAAACTACTTAAACAAGACAATAGTGATTTTTGGGATAAGATAAAAATAAGATGTGGTAATGAACCAGTACATCTTGAACCTAATACAGATCCTTATGATCTTATTAGACTTCTTGCACTTGAAGCAGGTGGATTTTCAATAGTAGCTAAATCTTTAGAAGATGCTCGTAAAATGCCAACTCCTCCAAAATTCTATCTTGATAGAATGGAAGAAAGTGCTTCTCTTAATACAGAAGTTAAAAAACTTAGAAATAAAGCCTTGGCTGAACTTCAAAAGTTATTTGATAAGAATCAGAATAAACTATTTTATGTAGCTAAAGTGTTAGATATAAATGGTACTCATTATAAGAAGTCTACACCAAATGATATTATTTATGATAACATGGATAAATATATTAATGGTGAATCAGTAGATAAAAATAAAAAGAAAACTGCTGAAAAATTTTTAGAAGTTTCTAATCTTGATATGGAATCATTAAAGATTAGAGCTATGGTAAAAGAAAGTCATCAATATAAATATATTGCTACTAAAGCTGATGGTTTTATTTATCATATGGAATCTACTACAATGATGGGACGTAATCTTACAGATGTTGTAGAGTATTTAAGAAATCCTTTAAATGAGGAAATTCTTGTAAACATCACTAAGAAAGTAGAACAACATTGGAATGCTTAATAATTAAAAAATAAAAACCATGGCAACAAAAAGTATAAGTAATACAGATAGACAATGGGAAGTAGAGGATGCTTTAAGAACTTTACAAAGAGCTGAAAAAATTAGAAAAGATTCAGCTTTAATGGGAGAAGTTAAAAAATCCGTTGCTAGTCTACAAAAAATGGCATTTGGTGGTAGTACACCAAAACCTACTAAAAAGAAATAGTCATGGCTGAAAAAGATAAAAAATGGATGCAAAAAGCTGTTGATCCAGCTCATAAAGGATATTGTACTCCAATGACTAAAGCTACATGTACTCCTAAAAGAAAAGCTTTAGCTCAGACTTTTAAAAAAATGGCTAAAAATAAATAAATGAATAACAATCTATTACAAATCAAAGTAAAACAAAGACTAAATAAATTAGCTTCTTTGGACTATGATAACATAGAATGTTGGCAAGTAGCTGAAGCTGTAAATAAAGCTCAGATAGAATGGACCAGGAGACAACTATATGGTATTAATATTCGTAAAGAAGGAGCTGAACAATCTAGTGGTTTAGTAGATGATTTGCAAAGATTAATGATTCATGATAGATTAACAATGGTTGATAAAAAACTTTACTATGAAGGTGAACTTCCTAAGAACTATTTACACTATGTAAGAACAGATGTATTTGCTAAACAAGAATGTTGCCCTGAACGTAGAATGACAGTGTATGAAGTGGAAGAATCAAATATAAGTATTATTCTTTCTAACAATGATAAAAAACCTAATTTTGAATGGGCTGAAACAGTATCTACTTTAATGGATAATAAAGTTAGAGTGTATACTAATGATGAATTTCATATTACTGAATGTCATCTAATTTATTTTAGAAAGCCTATTGAAATTCAGTTTAAAGGTTGTGTAAATATTTCTACAGGAATACTGTATACATTAGATCAAGAGTGTGAATTTAATGATGATGTAGCTGAAATAATAGTAGATGCAGCTGTAAGTATATTAGCAGGAGATATTGAGTCTTCAACCCAATATCAAAGAGAACAACAAAATGTACAATCAAATAGTTAATCATGAAAACAATACCTAGACCAACAGTATTTAGTGTTAAAGGTCCTGATGTAACAACTGGTGCTCCTAAACAAACAGGAATTAAAACAGCACCAACAAAAGGAAAGAATCCTTTGATAGATGATTCTTGTATTAGCTTTCTTAATTACAGAGTACAACAAGAAGATCTTTCTTCTAGAATTTATTTAGCAATGTCTCTATGGTTAGATAATAATGGATATGTAAATTCTTCTAAACTTTGGAAAAAATACTCAGATGAGGAAAGAGGACATGCTGATATAGCTAGAGAATATCTTTTAAATATGGGAGTTCAACCAGCAACAGCTGTTTTAGAACAACCAGCAGAAGTTTATAGTGGTCTTCCAGAAATTATTCGTAAATCATTTGATCATGAGATAGATATCACTACTCAATGTAGTGAGTTAGCTAATCATGCTTTAAAAGATGGAAGTCATATGTTATATGAGTTGGCTCTTCATTATCTCAGAGAACAAAATGAAGAACATGGTAAGATGCAAAACTGGGTAGATCAGTTAAATGCATTTGGAGAAGACAAGACTGCTATGAGACTTCTTGACCATGAAATAAAAGATTATTTGTAATGTCAAAAAAAAATTGTATTTTATATTTATAAACCCCTTAATTTTTAAATTATGTATTTTAATCACGCTTTTAGGAAGAGCTTTCTTCCTGTAACAAGTCCAGGTGCATTACCTGGTGATCCAGTACAAATTGTACCAATTGTAGCTGGAACTACTGCAGCTTTGACTGCAGGTCAAATTGGTTTTTATAACGCAAAAACATGGACTGCAATGGCAGCAGGTACAGCAGCTCCATTTGTAATTGCTCAAGGTTCTTATTTTACTAGTGACAAGATTGGTCCTGTTCACGGTGGATATAAAGAATCAGTAAAATCTAAAGTAATTAATCCTAAGTACATTAGTAGATTAATGACTGTAGCAGCAGCTAGTCCTTTAAATCAAATTAAAGACATTTGTGTATGTAACCTTGAATGTGGTAAAACATACAGACTACGTCTTGATTTAAAAGGATCTCCTACTTTACGTTTTTTAAGTCATAACTTATATCGTACTTTAGATGTATTTACAGGATGTTGCACAGATGATTGTTCTGCTCAATGTACTGGTGCTATTGTAGATCCTACTATTGCCACAATTGGTTGGGCTAAACAAATTGCCACAAACCCATGGTTACCTGGTTTTATTCTTCCTACCGTTAATGATTGGGATGGTAATGAAGTTGCTGCTTTAGCTTCTAATTCAGAAGTTGATGTTGCTGCTTTTATTGCTGACTTAGATGCTTATAGTTCTGCTACTTCAGGATGGGATGAGTATCTTGTTGATAACCCTACTGGTGCTGCAGAAGTTCAGTCTTGTTTACAACTAGCAGTAGCTTATGAAGAAACTAAATTTGGTAATTGTACTTTTACTCCTACTGATTTTTATGAACTTCAACCTTTGAAAATCATTGCTTCTTTAGTAGATGAAACTGGTGATCCTTGTTATCTTCAATGCGTAAGTATTACAGGTACATGGACTAATGGTGTATATACACCTGATGTACAAGAACCTGCACAGGCTTCTGGAGTAGGTGAGACTATTCTTCGTGAATTAATTTTAGATGGTCGTTATCTTCAAAATGCTTTTCCTGATAGTTCTCGTGTAGAGAGTTTGAGGATGAGAGAGATTGAAGCTGATCCAGCTTTAGCTACTGTTAATCGTAATGGTTTGTATGATCAAGTTATGGTTTTACATAGTGTACCTCGTTTTAATAACCCAACTGGTACATTTGATAATGATCAATACTTGTTGAAAATTCACGTACCAGTAGGTACTAATATATCAGCACTTACAACCTTTATTCTTGCAGCAGCAACAGCGGCAGGTAATACAAATCTTGCTGTAGAACCTTATTAATAAGATATTCTATATAAATTGGGGAGGAGACATAACGTCCCTCCCCTTTTTTTATTTTGAAAACTACTCAAAAAATTGTATATTAATAGTGAGGGATCACTCAATTTTTCCCATAAATTTTTAAAGTTTATATAATGGCTTACAAACATCAATTAAGTTTAGAAGTACCTGATACTAACAACTGTAGTGTATTTCGTGTTGTAGATACAAGCATATATGATGAACATGTACCTGTTACATGTCCTAAATTAGAAATCACTGCTCCAGGGTATAATGTACCTATTACAATAGATGTTGTACTTTCTGAAGATCCAGTGACACATGCTCCAATTAATTTTAGTTATATTCTTAATGGTTGTACACTTGGTATTCAAACATCAGGTTGTGGTACAATAAGTGAAAGACTTCCTGATGGTATATATACACTTAGATATTCTGTAAGTCCAAATGATAAAGTGTTTGTGCAATATCATTACTTAAGAGTGTGTATGACAGTTAATAAATATTACAATGAACTTTGTAAGTTAGAATTAGCTGCATGTGAACCAGCTCCTGATGTAAAAGATGCTTTAGATGAGTTAAGACTTATCAAATCTTTTATTGATGCTGCTAAGGCTAAAGTGGAAATATGTGATGATTTACAGGAAGGTATGGAACTATTAATCTATGCTCAAAAGAAATTACAAAAATATCAAAGTAGCGGTAGTTGTTCAACATGTTAATATAATTCACAAAAACCAAATATATGAATTGTCCTAATTGTAATACAGCACTAAGTTGTGGCTGTCAAAAAAGAGTAGCTTCCGATGGAAAACAAGTATGTTCCACTTGTTTACTTGCTTATGAAAGAAATTTAAAAGCACAAAAAGAAAAAAAAGCTTTAATATGAGAAACTTACTTCCTCAAAAAGATAAATATCTTATGAATTTTGCAAATTCAGTTTATAATGAATTTCGTCAAATGAAGTATGGTATACAGTCATGTAGAAAAGCAGGAAATCTTTTATTAGATGAAATGCGTAAAGATATTGTAGAATATCAATCACATGATGATGGGGAAGCATTAACACAAGTTTCTATTCAACATATGGGATGGCTTCCAGTATATTATCCTACACATGATACTTCATGTGAATATATGCCACCATGGATGGATGTAAGTAGATATCAAGTGCCCACTTGTAATAGGGGTCCTCAAGGTATAGGTACATCCTATGTTGGTCAAAATTCTTCTGCAAATTTAATTGAAGTAAATTCTGGTGGATGTATAACAAGAATTAACATTAATCCAGCAATTACTATTACTAATTATAATAACTCTTCATTTACATTTATTCAGAATTGTGGTGATCCACAAGCTATTTGGTATATTAATCATAATTTAAATCTTGTACCAAATGCTTGGGCTGAAGATTGTAATGGAGATAATATATCTGGTACTTTAGATGTTGTAAATAGTAATACAATCACTCTTACATTTAGTAGTCCTGTAGCTGGAAAAGCATACTTATCATAATGGCAGAAACTAAAAAATACTATCATAACTTAGATGTAGATGGGAATAAGGTTAGCAATCTTATTCTTAATCCTATGACCACTGTTCAAAAAACAGCATTAGGATTAACACTTGGTATAGCTGACAAAGGTTACTTTGTATATGATACAACTTTACTTCTTCCATATTATTGGGATGGCACTGCATGGGTAACCACTGCTAGTATTCCAGGTGTCACTACTGTAACAGCATCATTACCACTTTCTTCTACAGGAGGTTTTACACCAAACCTTTCTATTTCTCAAGCCACTACATCTACAGATGGATATCTATCTTCTACAGATTGGAATTTATTTGATGGTAAACAATCAGCATTAACATTTAGTTTACCATTAGTTAATACATTAGATGTTATATCAATACCTGCTGCCACCACTTTAGTAGATGGATATTTAACAGCTATTGATTGGACTACTTTTAATAGTAAGTTCACTCTTCCTTCATTAACTGCTGGTTCAGTGTTGTTTTCAGATGGCACTACAATAGCACAAGACAATGCTCTATTCTTTTGGGATGACACTAATAACAGACTAGGAATTGGTAATGCTATTCCAGCTCATCCTTTAGATGTAACTGGTGTTATAAGAGGTAGTTCTGATGCTATTATTAATGGGCTCACTGTAGGTAAGGGTTTTACAAATAATGCTAGTGCAACAGCTTTTGGTGTTGATGCTAACTTAGTGAACACTTCTCTTTATGCTACAGCTTTTGGATACCAAGCATTGAAGAATAATACATCTGGAGGTATAACAGCCGTAGGGTATCAG